CCGAGTAGCGACCGCTCATACGATATGCTGGTCAGGATTTCGGGTTGCATATCAGCCGCCCCTTTCGGCGATCATGGCACGGCGCTGCTCGTTGGTCAGGAGGGGGGGGCGCGGCAGGCGTGGTGGTTGATCGTGATTGCTGCTGTCTTTGGCGCTGGCGCATAGGCCCCAGTGAGCGGATAAGGCGGTTGACGTGCAATATGCGTTTGGGAAGTGGGTGAAGTAGTTTTCGCGGCGGCGGGCAATCTCGGAAGGCTCAACATCCGGTGATGCTTCCCTAATGTCTTTAAGCGCCTTTGCGATTCGCCCCCAAGCAGAACCAGTCAGCCCCATCGGCCCGCCGTCGCAGACGGCCAAGGCGTCCATCAGCGGGTTGCGCTCCCGTGGCTTACGCAAGATATTCTCTTCCTTCTCTTCTCTTCTATTCAGGGGCACTTGGGGGTCTCTTTGGGGGCACTTGGCGGGCACTTCAATGACGCTTGGCGGGCACTTAACGGGCACTTCAAGGGCACCTGATTCGTAAACCTCTATCCACCCAATATTTGCGCAAGATGCCGTTTCGAGCATGCGGCTAATAATAGGCTCTGGAATCTTGGTCATGATCGAGAGGTCGTCGGCAGACAACGGCCCGTCGTCTGCCCGCCCGGTGCCCGTCAGGTACCCGTCACGCGGGCGCCCTTGCTTGCTAGCCACAAGGACAACAGCAAGGAATGCGCCGTATAGTGCAGCCCCGTCCTGTTCCTGCAACAGCCTGCCATACCCTAACCCGTCCTGCTTGTTTGGGATTGGGCACCATGAACACACCTCACGCTCGCGAGACTTGTTGTTTTCGTAGTGCTTCTGCCAATCCTTAATTCTGTAAGTCTTTGCCATTACGCCCTCACAAAAAACCACCCCGCCCATAAGTTGAACCGCGCCGAACACGGGCGTGCCGAAGAAACGGCGGACCCAAAGAGCGCACTTATGGACGGGGTGGAAATGGCTTGCATTGTTGTGTATCCGTTTTGTCGGTGGGTTCAGCACCGGCCCGCCAATCAGGCGGACAACCCATAGTTACCACGCATCGCGCGGAATTGTCAACAGTGGTACATCATGCTTTTCTGCCAGGTCGAGCATGTCGTGGCGCAGGTACTTCAGGCCCGCCCGCACAACGTCGCGGTACACCTTCGGGCACTGCGCCTCTTCGAGGTCGCATAGCAGCCGCGCCATGTGGCGGTTGCAGGATTTGAGTACTTCGGCTTGGTGGTCGGTCATAGGGTCAGTCCTTCGGTTGTGGCGTCGGCCTCGAACAGCGAGCCGTTGTCATCTTCGCGCTTGCACGCTTTGAGGTTGCGAACGGCCTGCCGATAGTAGGACGGCTTAAGTTCAATCCCGATGGCCTTGCGACCGTTCAAGACGGCCCCGTAGCACTCCGATCCGACGCCCATGAATGGAGTCAACACGACCTCTCCTGGATTGCTCCACAGAACGCACGCGCGTTCGATGACGTCAAGCTGGAGTGGGTGTACGTGCTTTTCGTCATCCTGGTCTTTGCCATCCTTGTACGGTAACACGCGGTCAAGTCGCACGTCATCCCAGAACGCGCTTGCATACTGCCGCCAAATCCAGTGACTATAGCGGTTTTCAAGCTGGCTGCCCTTCCAGTTTTTGTATGGCAGCAACTCGCTGGGCATTTCCTTTTCTCCTGCGTAGTGGTCAAGCCCGGTAGGATGCGCAACCGGGATTGTGTTTTCTCCTGACCTGCGAAAGATCAACAGATAATCGGCATTCGCAACGCTGCATTTTGAAGAGTCAAGGCATAGCGCCTTATGTGACAAGCTCTTCATCATCGTGCGGTTGCGGATCGTTAGTGGCTCTTTCCAGATATGATACCGCGCTACATAGCGCCACCCGTTTTCCTCATGCAGCCGGATGATGTCGCCCGAGAAGTCAAACAGGCTGTCACAATATGAGTTGCCGCTCGTGATGTCCATGCAATGAACACACGTCATGCGACCAGGCTTCGTTACCCTGTGAAGCTCTTTCACCACATAGCCGTAATGCTCCCTGAACTCCTTGTAGTTGACGCTGTTTGACAGGTCTGCGGCGTCGCTTGAATACTGGTACAGGCCCGCGAAAGGAGGCGAGTATACCGAAAGGTCGACCGCTCCATCTTTCATGCCCTTCATCGCCTCTACACAATCGCCATTGTATAGCGCGTACTTATCTGTGATCGTCTGCTGGATTACAGCCATGACGGAACCTCCATTTTCTTGTTGTTGTTTCTTTCCTTGCGAATGATCTGCGCCGCGTTCATGTGGCGCACCAACTCAATAAACATTGCGTCCGCCCGGTTGGCTTTTCGCATCATGTTTTCAAACACTCCACGCTCGCCTTCTGTTGCTACCACGTCCAGACGCACCGGATTCTTTTGCCCGAAGCGCCAGCACCGGCGCACGGACTGGTAAAACTGCTCGTAACTATGGCTGGCGAACGTGACAACGTGCGCACAGTGCTGCCAGTTCAGCCCCCATGCTCCGATTTTGGGCTTTATGACCAGTACCCGCAGCTTGCCAGAAGAGAAGTCGGCATAGATTTCCTCCTTCTCATCATCCGGCGTTGCGCCGCAGATTTCCCGCGCCCCAGGTATCATCTTAGCAAGCGCTTTCCCTTCGTCGTTCATGTGGCACCATACAACCGCTGGCTTGTCGTGATTGACCATAGTAGCCACCGCTTCACAGCGCTCTGTAAGTGTCCGCCGCCGCTCTTCCCGTTCCTCACGCAACCCAAACGCCGGCAGGCAGAACAGGAACCCGTCCGGCGGCGTGGATGGCATGATTATGTGATGATGCTCTTGCAGCGCAGGGAGTGTAAACGCCCCATCATCGAAGCCAAGGTCTGAAGGCTTGCGACATGCCCGCGCCCATGAGCACACCCACTGCCAGAAGGCGTCATGCGCGTGGTGTTTGATCCTCCATTGCCCTATGTTTTGCGACACACGGAATGACAGCTTGGCAAAGTGTTGCGCGGCCTTCTCCTGAAACTCCTGATCTCTGCCCATTTTCTTTTGCCCTTTGTCGTCAAGCTGGCGAAAGAACCTGGTCAGCATATCGGAGTTGGAAAGTTCGCCAAGCGCCTCGCTACTGGTGCCAAGTTCTATGTAGTCGTTCGGCGCAGCGGTTGCAGTGCAAAGCAGGCGGTAAGGCAGCTTGCACACAAACCGCGTCACCTGCATCTGTGTTGCCCCGGTGAAGTGTTTAAGGATACTGCTTTCATCGCAGACGCACGCCACGAAGTCAGACGGATTAAACAAATGGAGTTTCTCATAGTTGGTCACTATGATCTTTTTTCCGTCCGGCAGTTTCCCGTCGCGTGATTGCGTGACTTCAACCCCGAACTTCTCCCCCTCTCTGACCGTCTGCGCCCCGACTGCCAACGGCGCAAGAATCAGGACGCGCCTATTGGTTTGCCGGACAACGTTTTCAGCCCAAGTCAACTGCATCGCCGTCTTTCCAAGCCCACAGTCAGCCCAGATTGCACACCGCCCCTTGCGCGTAGCCCACTCCACAAGCGCCCGTTGGAACGGGAATAACATATCCGGCATGAACACTGGATCAAAGCCGTGATCGCACCCGACATGTTGCTTTTGCTCAATGAATCGTTCGTACTTGGTCACTTCCCCACCCCCTTCCGCAGCCTTGCCCATTCATCGCGCCGCTGCTGGTCAAGCACGTCGCGGCTAACGTTCAGGCCTCCGCTTGAACGATAAACCTTATGCTCGGCTATGGAATACGGGTCCATGGCCACGGTGCCGCGTCCGGCATAGTCCCGCTGGATGCGCACGCCAGACACCTTAGCCGTTGACTTGTTCCGCTTGGCGTTGTCCAGTTGCCGCTGCTTGGTGATGCAGCTTTCCTTGTGGCACCGCTTGCGGTTGAATTGCAGGTGGTCGATATCGCACCCGCAGATTGTGCATTCTCTCATAATGACAGTCCAGTCTGCGCAGTTCTGCGCTTTTGCAGGTCTATGTACGCCGGGTTGAGTTCGCAAAGTATGGAGTTGCGGCCAAGCGATTCCGCGACTTCGCCGGTTGTGCCGCTGCCGCCGAACGGGTCAAGCACCGTGCCGCCGACCGGACAGCCTGCTAGGATCATCGGGGTAATCAGTGCGGGCGGGAAGGTGGCGAAGTGGGCTTCCTTGTATGGCTGCGTGCAGACGGTCCAGACGGAGCGGCGGTTGCGGGTTTCTCCGATGCCGATCTCCTTCATGTCGCGCCCCTCACGGTTGGCTGGTCCGGTTTCCGTGTCGCGGTTTGACCCTTGCCCACGGAAAGCGTTCTTGCCGCCGCGCCCCAAGGCCTTCGGGCGCACAGTATCGTAGTCGTTGCCGGTCAGCGGATCACTATCACCGCTTGGCATTCCTTCTCCACTACTTCCAGCGTCACCAGCATACCCTTCGAGTTCTCCACGTAGATGTTCCCGTGTTCCGCAATTATTGTTTTCAACATCTGTAACAACTCTTGTGCTTTCATTGCTTTTCTCCTTTGATCGTACTGGCGGGTTGCCAAAATGACTTTCGCTGTAACCTTCTTTCAATCGTAAATCTGCACGAAGTCGCCGGGGTGCCGACGCGGGCGCGGATGGTTCCGCAATCGCATCCGCGTCGTAGTAGTACCGCGCCGACTTCGTCAACAGGAAGACATACTCATGCGCCTTTGTGCATCGGTCGGTCACGCTCTCCGGCATGGGGTTGGGTTTGTGCCAGATGATGTCCTGGCGCAGATACCAGCCGTCTGATTGTAACGCGAAGGCCACGCGCCATGGGATGCCGACGAGGTCTTTGTGCTTAATCGTACTGCCAGCAAAGGTTGACGCCATTCTATTCTTGGCCTGTCCCTTTGGAACAAGTGTCCCTTCCGACTCTCCACGAGTTGTGTCAGGAGTTGCCTTTCCGTCGCGGAATGAAGCATACGAGTCGCCTAAGTTCAGCCACAGTACTCCATCATCCCGCAGCACGCGCTTGACTTCGCTGAACACCGCAACCATTTCCGCAATGTAGGATTCCGGCGTCTGCTCAAGGCCAATCTGCCCGTCAACCCCGTAGTCGCGCAGCCCCCAGTACGGCGGGGATGTGACGCAGCAGTTAACCGATTCATCCGGCAGCGTCTTCAACAATTCGCGGCAGTCACCTTGCAGTATTGTGCATGTCATACCTTCCCTTTCCCTTTCTTTTCGATCACTTGGTTCCACGCCGCAGCCAACCCCTCTGGCTTGCCGTCAATCGCGCATACGGTGGTTTTACAGTGCTGGCACTCGGCAAACCACGTTTTTATGGCCTGCTCCTGCATAAATCGCGGCTTGGCACCGCAGCATGCCGCATAGTGCGCCTGGTCAAACGGGTTTGCCATGGGTTTCCTCCGTTCGCTTTAGGAACTCTTTGCGCCACCAGTCGCATTCGTCGTGATACTGTTGACACTTCGCGGCTAGGATCTCCATGGTTGCCTGTAGCTCGTCCACGCGCTTTTGTAGCTGCGCCGCCATGCGCACGGCCGTTCCGGTCGGTCCGGTTGGTTTGGTCATACTCCCGCTTCCTTTCTAGCTTGTTGAAAATGCCGTTCGCACATCGCTATCCCGTCGGCGCAGCAATCGCCTATCCACTGGTCACAGCCCGGTACGATGCACCAGTCGCCTTTGTCTTCGTCGGTGTGCCGGCCACAGATCGTGCAGGTCATGCCTTGCCCCCCTCGATCATCCGATGCAGCGCGATGGCCAGCATGTCGCGGCAGTGCTCGGCCTCCGCGCGGGTGTCAGGCTCGTACTCCAGCCGGAACGATTGCTGGTCAACGCGCAGCCAGACGCGCCATAACCCATCACAGCGCTTGATGATCGTGTACCTGCGTTTAATTTGTGCGATGGTCATGCTTTGGCTCCTTTCTACTCGTTTTCCCGTTTCCGCTCGCAATCCGCCGACTCTTCCAGCTCATGTCCCACCCGGTCCATGTGCGCCTCAACCGCCGCGCCTGCGTCCGTGTCAGCGTGGCAGTGCGGACACTCCTCCGGCTCTACTACGTCAGGGTCTGATGGCTGGTGGCGCGTTTCGGCGCGGCCCAGTGTGATGTAAGCGGCGTAACTTTCGCCGCAGAAGTGGCATTCAATCTCGATCAATTCCCGCTCCCTTCCTCATTTCTTGCGGCCTGATCCCATACCTGCGCAACCTGTGCATGTAGCTTAGCAAGCGCCTGTATTTCTACCGCGTAAGGCGTCGTTTTGTCGCGCAAACCTTCGTACGTTTTTTGGGCTTCGTTAAGCGCCATTCTCGCCTTGTACCAGTGGTCCTCAACACTAGCCTTATAAACGCCTATGCTCACTTCCCGCCCCCTTCCTTGGCCTGTTGCGCGGCCCATGCGGACCAGCATTTGATACAGCGATCTTCGCCTTTCAAAACACACGGGGTGTTGGGCGGGCAAAGATCATTGGCCACGACTTCGATGATCGTCGCCACCTGCCGCCGCGCCTCGGCAAGCTCACGCTCCAGATTGCGCGATAGTTCGTCCACCAGCACCAAATGCAGCGCGTCACTGCATCCGACTGCCTGGTCGGTCAATTTGTCGTTCCTCGGTGTATCGCTCATGTCACCCCTCCCCCGCGCTGGCGGGCCAATCGTTCGTCAAAAGGTTGCTCCCACCGACCGCCAGCAGTTGTCAAGGCGGCCCGCAGCCGGTGAGAGTTTCGGCGCACTTGCCCGAAAACATCCGCTAGCAGCAATCACGTAACCGGACTGCCAGCGGCCCCCGCGTTATGCGGGAAGTACTAGGGTTCTGATGTCAATGCCGGCATCTCGTTCTGCATCACTAATGTCGCAGTCATCCACGTCTCCGCACAAGGAATCCGCGCAGCCGCAAATGCCTGTCACGTCGCCGCGCAGGTACGACACGTCGCCGCACAAGGAATCCGCGCAGCCGCAAATGCCTGTCACGTCGCCGCGCAGGCCCGACACGTCTCCGCACAAGGAATCCGCGCAGCCGCAAATGCCTGTCACGTCGCCGCGCAGGACCCACACGTCGCCGCGCAGGCCCGACACGTTGCCGCGCAGGCCCGACACGTCGCCGCGCAGGCCAGCCGACACGTAGCCGATCAGACCCGACACGTCTCCGCTCAGGCCCGACACGTCGCCGCTCAGTTCAGCCGACACGTTGCCGCGCATGGCGTAACGGATTGTCCCAGTAATATCGGGGCGCAACGTCCGATCATTGCGCAACATTTCAACGGTGATCGTAGGTCTCTTAGTCAGCGCTTGTTTCACTTCTTTCTCTCTTTCCCCCGCGTTATGCGGGAAGGTGGTCAAAACGGAAGCGGGTCATCCTTGGCGCCAGGTAGCGCGG